ATATTTGCATAGAGTACGTAATGTCTTTAGGAGGTAAAAGTCCTACAGAAGAAGGTCAGAGTTAGCGAACGTGGGAGCTTGACGTGGAGTCAACTTGTGTTCGGCTTCATACATGGCCATCGTCTTAAAAGAGGGTGGGGTATAGTCCGGCTGTTGCTTGAAATGAGACAAATTCCATTTTGGTTGGAAAGAAAGTGGTCCTTGGTAGAATCGGAACAGTTTCGTAATGTCGTCGAGACAAGGAAAGTCAGGAATGGTGGGACTATCTAAGGTGAACGGAAAAGCGTCTTCCATATCTTTGAACATATATTGCAGAATAGATCTGCGGGTATCTGTTTTTGGTTTGTAGAAAGGAGAGAACGTGGTATAGACATCTTTGCAGAAAGCGAGGAAATCTGTGTCGATTGCGCATGAAGCGTAAGCGATACCAATTGCGCGCATTGACATAGTTGAATAGTCGATGCAGTGTTCAGGGTAGCATAGTTGAGCGACGAGTTTACCAATATCACGTTTGGGCTTGCCAAAGTTACATTGATAACCGAGGGTTTCTATTTTTGATCGGAGCATAGTAATGACGGACTTAGTTTTAGAAAGGGTCATGTTGTATCGTTTGAGAGCATAAGTCTCGAGGAATGCGATAAAGTCGTGTAACTCTTGAAGAGTTAGGTATGTAAAACCAGAGTTATCGTCACCAAGAACGAAAAGGATGAATGTTTGAATTACATGGTCTGGGAAACCATATTCAATCATTCCATCTATGATGAGAAATAGATTACCGAAAGAGTCAAGGTACTGTGTGTTATACAGTCCAGAGGGTACGCCAGCGTACTGTCGTCGATAGGCATAGCCATCGATTGAAAGAAACGTCATATTGTTGTACCATAAGTGAAGAAAGTGGAGGAGGTTATCCATTCTTTCATACATTTTATCTTCGGAGAGATCGGGGTAGTCGGGGTAGTCGTAAGTTGGAGCATAGCCATCTGAGATGATGATTAAGCGTCGGAGAAAGTCAGTGTAGTATATGTCTGTTATGACACGGGGAAGGTGTTGGTCATATCCAGACCAGTCTATGGTAAAATAGGTGGAATACTTCATAGCGAGGGAATCTAAATAGCAGTTTGAACCGCGAATAGTTTCTAAGCCATACATAATGCAGCATGAGGGTTTACGGGCTTGTACAGTGAGGGGAAAGGTGAGCATAAGTTCCATAATGATGAAAAGATCATCTACGGCATAAACAGGGCGGACTTTGAGAGTCTTTGTTCTGTCTGAAATGTGGTTACGAGTGAAAAGGAGTGTCGGGTATTCGTTGAAGAAGGTATTACATGATGAGATGTAGGTTTGAACCTGTTCGTCAGATAAGTCTTCATCTTCGGGAGCGAAGTGCAAATTGAAGGGCATTGAGTGTTTCTTAATGTTGTGAATAATGGTTCGAGCATTTTCATAGGTTGCATTATAGAAATAGCCTTTCGATGTGGGTTTGTGTGCATATTCTTCGGGATGAGAGAATTTTGCATGAGCACGTTGCTTAAAGGAGAAACGATTGTGATAGCCAGTGCCAGTTCCAAGTGGTGTTTTGCAGTATTGAGTATCTACAAAGTGGATTGGGAGGTAGGGGGTAGCGTCGAGGAAGGTAAAGATATGTGCGAGCACTTTTTCTTTTCGGAGTTCGTCGATTGGAGCAGAGGGGACCTGTGGTTTGTTAAAATCACGGAAGGTAGCGTCTGTTGTACCAGCGGGGCGGCAGTAGGTTTTGACATAATAATCATATTGGGGGTACTTTCGTTGAATGAGAGCATAGATCAGGGGGTCGATTTGTGGACCAAAGTCAATATCACCGGGTAAATAGGATTCTTGGGCGTCGGAGTCTTCATCGGGATTTAGAGGGCGGGATGTTTCGGGGTTAGCGCGAATGATGCTGCCTCTATGATAGAAAAGCGGAACTTCTTTGATGCCGGGAGGGGAGACGGTCATCTCTATGGGGCCAGTCGGGTTCGATTGGACGGTAGAGTTCGAAGGGCTGGAATTGCGATTTGTAATTCTCAGACATTTGAGTGACAAGTTGTTGGTACTCAGATT